TTATCCCAATGGCATCACAGCGTAGTGTAAGCGGTAACGCCAGACGCATTCCGGTTTTTCCCTGGGTGATATGCAAGTGTTCGTTCCACACATCTGAAAAACGCATGTGGCAAATGTCATCACGGCGCTGACCAGTAACAATCGCAAGAAGCATTGCGTTACGGATAAAGTGTTTTTCAGGCGTTGCATTGTAAATTTTTTCCAGTCTTCCATGGTGAGCCTGGCTCTGGTTACTTTAGGGATCGGTTTACGGGTAGCCTCCGGAGGATTCCATCCAGGAGGAACTTCCCCTGCATGCTGTGCTTCTTTATAAATATCAACCCATAATCCACGATTTACTCTCGCTGTGCTGACCATGTCTTTATCCAGCCACTCATCCAGTATTAATGCAAAGTCTCTTACTTCCAGTTCTTTCAATGGGTGGTTTCCCAGACGGGAAACCAGGTATGCAGCCATTCGAGTTTTTTCTTTGTGAGTTGTAGCTGCAATATCTCCATTTTTCAGTCGCGTGTCCTGTATTTTCAGATATCGATCAACCCATGCCTTTAATCTGATACCCCGACGTTTTGTTGCTGACGGACTTTCATCAATTTTGCGCATGAAATATTCAGCTTCTGCTGCAGCTATCCGCTGATTGGCTGTGGAAGCGATTTTTTCTGCCTTACCTTTGTCTGTTCCGAGTCCGTGAAATTTTCCAGTCACAGGATTTTTATACTGGTAGTAAACTCTGCCAGTTCTGCGATCAAACTTTTCGTAAAGACCGGCTACGTCAGTGCTGTTTTTTCGTGGCCTCGGTGACATGAGTTAAAATCTCCTTCAGTGCATCATCATCGCCAGTATGAATTTCCGGCGCAATTCCCGTTTCACCAGGCCCAACAAATACTGCTCGGCGATCTATCAGCCAACGCCCACGAATTTTTTGTGGTCTTGGAACGATGTATCCTAGTTTTCCGTATTTCACCAGGGTAGTGTTTGTTATTGGGAGACTGAACCGTTTTGGTTTCCACTCGTCGAGCGTTATCAGGTACTGTTCGCTCATGGCTATCACTCCGGAACGCGCCAGTTGCAGAATATCAACGACAACTGGCGACGGTTGAACATTAAAAATCAGCCTGACTCGGGATCAGTTTTTGCCAGATAACTGAAACGTATTTTGCCTGGTAACGGGCGTCATCAAGTGCATTATGGCGCTCACCTTCGAATGGAATAGCCGTTCTGGCATCGAAGTCTATGGCTTTCCCCAGCTCAACGATTGTGCGTACATCGCGATCGTTGTAGTAACGCCACGGGCAGGGGATCCCCTGCCGTTCGTATGAACGGCGCAAAATCGTGTTGTCGAAGTTGGCTCCATTTCCCCAGACCTGAACAAAAAATTCACCGGAGTTTTCGTCGATAAATTCCCGCAATTGTAACAGTGCATCATCTAACGGGATTTCATCGGTCATAATGGCAGATTGCGCTTCGCGTGATTGCTTAAGCCACCATTTAATGGTGTCCCGATCAATGACTCCGCCAGCAGTTTCCAGATCGATAGTCTTACTAAATTCCGGTCCCATATCTCCGGTTTGCGGATCGAAAAATATTGCACCTATTGAGATGATCGGGGCATCAGGATTTTTTCCCATGGTTTCAAGGTCGATCATTAGATGGTCACACGTCCTGCTGGTGGATGTGATTTCTTGATGACCGTTCACCTTAATTGAGTGATCTGCCGTCTCGCCAGTTTCATTATCGCTATCGTGATGCTGATTGCCGCCAGTGTTCTCCTTGTGTGGATGTTCAGCGCCTTCCATTTTCTCCGGATCATCTTCCTGAACTTCAACCTGATACTCTTCATCGAATGTTTCCTGGTATGTTGCGTCGCCCATCACTGCGCCACAATCAGGGCAGTTGCCGCCGCCGGTCTGACCGCAGGCGGTGCAGACTTTTTCCACTTCCTGTTGCGCCACTGGTTCAGGCTGTTTCGTTTCTGGCTCGTTTTGTAACGCATTTGGGCTGTTTTGTTCCGCTTTCTGGTCGTTCTGTTCCGTTTCTTGCTGGTTCTGGTTTACAGAATCGCGGGTCTGGATCCCCTTAACCCATTTCGGATCATTCGGGTCGCTAATCCCTGCAACAAATTCTCCGCGAGAGGCAGCAAGCAACTTATCGGCGTCAGGCTGGCTGATATTGGCTGCCTGCATAATTTTGTTTACTTCGTCAGCGGTAACTTTTACCGGCTCTGGTTGTGCGGTCGTGTCAGATGCACCAGTATTTTGTTGTGAACCTGAGTATGTACTGTTTTTGCGGGCGAAATATTCTTCTTTCGTGATTTCAGTAGCCCCGGCAGCCAGCGCCTTATCCAGACCAGAAAGTTTGTTTGCGCGACCGTATTTTTCGCCATCCTTGTCGGTGAAGAGGAAGTAGAACGGCCCCTCACGCTCTACAGATGCTTCGACTTCCACTTTGCATTCGGTTTTTTCGTTGTCCGGAATCGCCGTTTCCACTGCATCAGTTTCTGGTACTGGCGACGAGAGAGTATCAGTTGCGCTCTGATTTCTTCCTTCACACAAAATTCACTTTAAAAAGGGCGGCAGAGCAGTCACGGAGTAAAACTGATACCGCCAAACGTCACCAGAAAATTGATAACAGAGGGCGTTGCAGCGGGGTTGTCACTTAAGCGTATGGTCAACCTGACAACCCGGTGTCCTCAACGGGGGAAGGAATAACCCCTCCATACTTACCGCCGCGCCATTTCGCGGATTGCCACAACCGGAAGCGCACGGTCGACGAAAATTTAACGACAGGCTATCTATGAACCAGCTACCTCGCCGTGCGCTTTCGCGTTATGGTCTGACTTTTCAGGGAAATATCCTTTCAGTAAACTGTCAGTGCCGTATGCTCACCCGTGTCCGGCGCACGCACTCCACCTCACCCGTGGAGAACTCCTTAATTACCAACCTTAGCTTCGTTGGTTAGCTATTAACGCGGGTATGTAATCATTCTGGCAATGCTTAATGCCGCTGCTTTTTCCAGATTGGTGATATCCTGCTCCAGAGCGGACAGATTTTCAGCCTGCTTAGCCCTGGCTTCATTGGCCCATTTCAGATCCTGCGCTGCATTAATTTTCTGGTGCATCCACTCATAAAGTTCATCATCGGTATAGTCTGGCGCGATGATGACGGGTTCTCGTTTCTGCATGTCGGCTCCTTGTGGTTAGCGTTGCCTGCTTTTAACCACGTCAGGCGAGGTGGTATCCTCTGAGGGGTCTGTTACTCGAGAGGAAATTGGTTATGAATACAATCAAGTTTTCTTGCCCAGAATGTGGTGGCGAAGTCTTTGACACATCCTTTAAGCCGCAGGGCTCTGACAGTTTCGCGGGAGCCATCTGCAAAAATTGTGGTCACCTTGTAACTGAAGATGAGTCCTCGCAGTTCGATGACGAAATCGTTGACAATATCTTCGGTGCACTCACCAGAGACTTTCTGAAGTAAAGGCGCATACCGCTTAGTTACCGCTCTGATAACTCTTACCTGTCCTGCAATGGCGCTGATGTCAATATAAAGCGCCATTGCTGCTTCTTTGCCGATCCCGGGATGCCTTCCATTCTGATGTTTGACTTCGCCCACTGAGAAACCCTCTGTTTCCCCTTAACGCCGGGGTAGCGGAACAAAAACCTGCTGCATAGTTATTAAAGTTGAACCCTGCCGTCATGTTCATACGCCTCGGGCTGGCTACTTAACCCCTGACCACTGCCGGGTAACTCGAAGTATTTCCCTGCGTTCTGTGGGGCGGGGTGGGTTGGTATTTTTAGTTTAATAAACATTAAACTTAAGTCAAGTAAAAACTAAACCGCGGGACATAACAAACACAACGCTTTTGATAAAGTCGTTGCGGTTGTTATGTTTCTATTGGTAGTGAAAGTTAGGGAAACTGGCGTCTTGCGTGGATCACGTTTACTACTTCAACGCTTGATGTTGTTACGCGGTATAGAATTATATAGTTAGGGTGGGCTACAATCTCACGCAAGCCAGGTACTCTGTCGCTTGGTGGGTATAAATACGGATGTTCGGATAACGGCAGCACACAACCCCTTAATCGCTGCCATAAGCGTTCAGCCGCATCTATGTCGAAACGAGCAATATAACTAGTTATATCATCTAGGTCGGTATCTGCGCTTTCAAGCCATAACACGGGTAACATTTTACTGCTTGCTCCGTTCCTTGCGCATCTTAGCAAAGCGTTCTGCCATTCTGCGCTCAACTTCGTCATGGGGAATTGCTGGGCGCGGATCTGCAAGGCTCGTTGCTACTTTCGCACGCAGCCATTCGTTGTAACTGTTTTCTTGTTCAATGGTTTCAAATTCAGAAACCATTGGTGAAAGGGCTCTATTCATGTTTCCTCCGGTTTTATAACTCAGGCGCGGCGGCATTTTTGCGCCGCAATCCATCTCGCTATGAGATCTTCCATTGATTCTTTTTTCTGCTTTAACTCGCTGATTATCTGGCGTTGCTCATCCTCAGGGAAGGCTGAAAAAATCTGCAATAATTCCAGTTGATTAGACGTTAACCCTGCATGTGGTGGAGAAACCCCCGGTTGTTCTGCGTATTCCGCATCCAGATACCCTTCCGGCATCCCGTATGTTTGCTCTATTCTTCTGGCAGCCTTTTCTCCAAACGAGGCTCTCCCACTCATTAGTTGAGATAGGTAGCTCTTCTCTTTGGGTGGCAGAGTTTTATCTTTAAACCACTCCTTGAGACGTAAACGGCGAATTTCTTTTTTTGCATGTGGTAATTATCTTTAGTAATCACTAAACAAGCAAATACTTGACTTAATGGTTTATTAAACACTAAACTCGCAAAAAAACACTAAACCGAGGAAGGTATGACATTAAAAGAGTTTATTAAATCATTAAGGGTTGGTGATGCTAAGAAATTCGCGGCCAGACTTGGTGTATCGCCATCTTACTTATCGCAAATGGCGTCTGGACGAACAGCTATATCTCCAACCCGCGCCCTTATGATCGAATCTGCGACGGAAGGCCAAGTAAGTAGGGCGGAGCTACGACCCCATGATTGGGAGCTTATTTGGCCTGAGTATGCGAGCGGCATTCGTTTGGGGCAAACACATGTAGTTCATGCTGAAGGTGATTGTAGTGCATGCTTATCTGATGGAGTTGATTCATGAAAATCAAGCATGAACACATCCGCATGGCGATGAATGTCTGGGCGCATCCGGACGGCGAAAAAGTACCGGCTGCGAAAATTACCAAAGCGTATTTCGAGCTGGGAATGACGTTCCCGGAACTGTATGACGACAGCCATCCGGAAGCCCTGGCCCGTAATACCCAGAAAATTTTCCGTTGGCTGGATAAAGACACCCCTGATGCTGTTGAAAAAATGCAGGCTCTGTTACCGGCGATCGAAAAGGCGATGCCGCCTTTGCTGGTGGCCCGTATGCGCAGCCACAGTTCTGAATATTACCGTGAGATCGTCGAACGGAGGGATCGGCTGGTGAAGGATGTCGATGATTTTGTTGCGTCAGCGGTTGTTTTGTATGACCAGATGAATCGCGGCGGCCCGGCAGGGAATGCTGTGGTGATGCACTAAAAGCACGGTGTTCGGGGGTTTTATGAGCAGCAAGCTTCATGGTCTTGTCTGGGAAGGGTGCGCCTTCACCGGCATGATCTTATCCAGGGTGGCGGTTATGGCCCGTCTTGCAGACTACAGCAATGACGAGGGCGTGTCATGGCCTGCCATTGAAACTATCCGGCGTCAGATCGGTGCAAGAAGTGAATCCACAGTGAAATCGGCTATTGCAGAACTGGCGAAAGAGGGCTGGCTGACGAAGGAAGAGCGTAAGGTCGGTGGGCGTAATGTAAGCAATATCTATCGGCTTAATGTGGAAAAACTCGAAGCAGCTGCTGCGGCGGCGCGTGAGTCATATAAACCGAAAAGAAAAATTAGCCCGGCAAAAAATGACCCGTTAACAGTTGACCCGTCAAATATTGCCCCCTCAACGGTTGACCCGTCAAATTTTGATGGATCAACTGTTGATAACAAACTGCCGATTAGGGGGGCGATGATTGACCCCGATCCGTCAGTATTAAAACCTGATCCGTCAGATAAAAGATCTTCTTGTCCGGACGCTTCGCAACCGGACCCGCAGACGGCTGAACAGAATTTTTTAACCCGACACCCTGACGCGGTTGTGTTCAGTGCGAAAAAACGCCAGTGGGGAAGTCAGGAAGATTTGGTGTGCGCACAGTGGATCTGGGGACGAATCGTGAGTCTTTACGAGCAGGCGGCCAGCGATGATGGCGAGATCACGAGACCGAAAGAACCCAACTGGACTGCATGGGCCAATGACGTGCGGACAATGCGGATGCTGGATGGCAGAACTCACAGACAAATTTGTGAAATGTTTGGGCGTCTCCAGCGGGATTCGTTCTGGGTAAAAAACATCATGAGTCCGGCAAAACTCCGGGAAAAATGGGATGAACTGGTTATCCGCCTGGGGCGTTCGCCCGCGCAGCGTTGCGTGAATCACATTTCTGAACCGGACACTGAAATACCGCCGGGATTCAGGGGGTGACGTGTCATGAAAAACATTGCGGCAGTTGGGGTTCTTGAACGTATTCGCAGACTTGCACCACAGGGGGCGGTTCCACCGTACCGGACGGTGGAGGAGTGGCGGGAATGGCAACTTGCTGAAGGACGAAAACGCAGCGAGGAGATTAACCGCCTGAATCATCAGGTGCGGGTTGAAAAAATCCTGAACCGTGCGGGCATCTAGCCGCTTCACAGGAAGTGCTCATTCGGGAACTACCGGGTGCAGAACGACGGTCAGCGCCATGCTCTGAGCCAGGCGAAATCCATTGCCGATGAATTGATGACCGGATGTACAAACTTCGTGTTCAGCGGTAAACCTGGTACCGGTAAAAATCACCTGGCAGCAGCGATTGGCAATCGGCTGATGGCGAAGGGGAGAAGCGTGATTATCGTCACCGTGTCCGATGTCATGAGCGTGTTGCATGACGGCTACGACAACGGCCAGTCCGGGGAAAAATTTTTACAGGAGCTTTGTGGAGTTGACCTTCTGGTCCTTGATGAAATTGGCATGCAGCGGGATACGCGCAACGAGCAGGTCACGCTGAACCAGATAGTCGACCGCAGAACGGCTTCGATGCGTAGTGTCGGAATGCTGACGAACCTGAATCACGCAGCGATGAGCACACTCCTCGGAGATCGGGTGATGGACCGTATGACCATGAATGGTGGTCGTTGGGTGAATTTTAACTGGGAGAGCTGGCGGTCAAACGTTGGACGTCAGGGTATGTGAGAATTTTTGACGAGGTAAATTTTCGATGGAAACTGTATTGCATGCACTGAAAGCGATGGGAAAAGCCAATTCTGTTGAACTGGCGGCGCGGCTTGATATCAGCCGTGAAGAAGTTCTTAACGAACTGTGGGAACTCAAAAAAAATGGCGTTGTTGATAAAACGGGTCACACCTGGTTTCTGGCTGTCGAAGGTGAAGCCGGGGTAACCGAAGGGCAGGCACTACAACCTGAAGCGCCGGATGTGGTAACCGAAGAGGTCGCTCCAAAAGTTACCGCAGACATGATGGTTGAGTTTATCGGTCAGGATGGTGCTAAAACGTGTGAGGAACTGGCGGGTAAGTTCGGCGTCAGTACTCGCAAGGTTGCTTCCACGCTGGCGGTGGTAACCGCAACGGGGCGGCTGGCACGCGTTAATCAGAACGGTAAATTTCGTTACTGCATGTCGGGGGGTAATTTACCAGCAGATCCGAAAGCCGCGCCGGTAACGAAAAATGATGGTAAGGCCTTTCCTCAGCCAGCAGGTGCTGCGTTACCAGTCCGGGAAGCCGCAACACAGGAAGAAATTAAAACAGAAACTGTGGCGGACATTGTGCAGCCGTTGCCATCGTTTACCGAAACGCAAGCAGATGAGCTGATTTTTCCGTCCCTGCGCAGGGCAAACCTGGCGCTGCGCAGGGCGAAAAGTGATGTTCAGAAGTGGGAGCGAGTCTGCGCCGCGCTGCGGGAGCTGAACAAGCACCGGGATATTGTTCGACAGATTACTGATTCTTCCCGCCGTGTTGTATCGGAAAAGTGATAGCCGGAGGCGCTTATGGCGAAACCTTTTACACACGAACAGCGTGAAGAACTGAAGGCCCGAATTATCGGGCTGGTACGCAAAAATGAACGCATGACGATATCACAACTGGAGAGAGCGACGGGAGCAGGCTGGCATTCAGTCAGACGTTGCCTTGTGGATGTACTGGCTTGTGGCGATTTATACATGCCCGGTAAATACGGTGTTTTTACATCAGAACAGGTGTATCGCGTATGGCGTAAGGCTGCGGAGAAAGCAACCGACCAGACATTGATTCGAAAGTTACCAGACGGAGAAATACGCCGCTACGACAGACAACAGAACATAATCTGTGGCGAGTGCCGGAAGAGTGAAGTTATGCTGCGTGTACTGGCGTTCTATCAGGGCAATTTTCAGGAGGCGGTACGGGGGTGCGGACGATTTCTTGGACGGTTTATACGGACATCAATCCGACCGCATGACGATACTCGATGGGACTACGCCCGCCAAGCGACACTTTGATGCGGCGCTCGTTGTACCAGTGGATATAGGCATCGATTCGCGTCATGAGGTCTTTCAGCGTCACGTGCTGCCAATTCCTCGGGTAGATTAGTTCGGTCTTCAATCGTCCGAAAAAGCCCTCGCATGCAGCATTGTCTGGCGAGCAGCCCTTTTTGGACATCGACCGCGTTAATTGGGCATTTTCAGTGCGGCGGATCCACGCAGGCCAGCGATAATGCGAGCCCCTGTCCGAATGGATAACCGGATGCTCACCGGGTCGCAGTGTCCGTACCGCGTGATCCAGCATGGTATTGACCAGGTTCGCATCCGGGCTGGTGCCGATATTCCAGGCCACCACCAGCCCATCGAAGCAATCGACGATCGGCGAGACGTAGACCTTCCCTGCCGGAATGTGTATTTCCGTCAGATCGGTCAACCATTTCGTATTCGGCGCCGACGCGTGAAAGTCGCGATTCAGCAGATTCGGGACCGCTGGTGTCGGGTCGCCAGCATACGCCGAGAAGCGCCGGCGGCGCGGTGTTCTCACGACCAGACGCTCTTGCGCCATCAAGCGACGCACGACCTTCTCGGACACACGCATGCCACCAAGGCGCAAGGCACTATCAATGCGTCGATAGCCATAGCAGCGGTAGTTGTCCTCGAAGATAGTCCGAATGACCTCACGCACCTGCGTGTACTTGTCGGGCCGCGTCTGCCGCAGGCGTTGATAGAAGTATGTGCTGCGCGCCAGCTTCAGGCCGCACAACAGATTGGCTAATGGAAACGTGACTCTGAGGGCATCAACCACCTTCGTTTTTCTCGGCTTGTCAGTTCGAGGGGGTTGATGCCCATGTCTTTTTTTATCAATTCACTCGCCTTCTCCAGAATTGCATTCTCCATGCGAAGCCGCTGGTTCTGGCTCTCCAGTTCGGCCAGTTCCCTGAGTAGTGCCTCATGCCGCTGCTCGAGCGAGGTGTCACCTTTCTTCTTTGTCATGGGTTTTAGGGGCACTTTGCCAAGTAATCGATGCTGCCAGTTATACAACGTTGGTCGCGATACACCGACAGTGTCGGCCACATCCTTTGCCGAACCTACGCGCAGGTTCAGTGCAATGACGGCTTGCTGCTTCTCGAGGCGAGAGCGGGCGACTGTGGGAGCGCTGCTGCCGACGACCGTCCTAGCGAATTCAGGGCGTAAATCACGGATCCAGGCACGCAAGGCCTCGCGGCTTGGGTAGCCCAGGCTTCGGATTGTGTGACTCAGGCAGTAGCCTTGTTCGATATAGTGATCTACTGCCCGTTGCTTTTGCTCATCGGTGTACTGCCGTTTTATCCGTTGATAGCCTCGGCGAAGATCCTGATTCCGTTCGAATTCTGCCAACCAGGCCTTCAGCGAGTTCTTGGTGGGGTATCCCAGCTGCCGTAGTGTGGCGCTCATCCGGCGCCCAAGCTTCAGGTACAACCTCACGGCTCGAAGGCGATCTTCATACGAATACATGAACTACTCCTAAAGTAGTCCAAGATTTTGTCCGCACCCCAGTATCAGCACGACCCCTGCACCGAAGAACAGGCTGAATGGCTGATTCAGTGTTACCGCAGGCGCGGATGCGAGGTTAAAAAAGCCCTTAGCCTCGACTACCGTCACTGGATAATCTCCGTCAGGCTCCCTTACTCCGAACGGCCACCGCGTCCGTCCCGCACATTCCAGCAACGGATCTGGAGGTAATGTGCGGGTATTACTTCGACCTGTTCTGGTACCGGAACTCGGTCTGGTTATCGTTAAGCCAGGCCGTGAATCAATGTCAGCATTCCATAACGGCAGAATACTGGTGGAGCCGGAACCAAAAAGCATGCGAGCTCTGCCGTCCGGGGTTGTACCTGCCGTTCACCAGCCGCTGGCGGAAGATAAATCACTACTGCCATTTTTCAGCGATGAGCGGGTGATCCGTGCTGCGGGTGGCGCTGGTGCACTGTCTGACTGGTTATTACGTCACGTGAAATCCTGCCAGTGGCTACACGGTGATTATCATCACAGCGAAACCGTCATTCACCGTTACGGTACCGGCGCGATGGTGTTGTGCTGGCACTGCGACAACCAGCTGCGGGAGCAGACATCTGATTCACTGGATCAACTTGCTCAACAGAATCTGGCCGCCTGGATGATTGACATCATCCGTCACGCAATGAATGGCGCACAGGAGCGTGAATTATCTCTGGCTGAATTATCCTGGTGGGCGGTCCGCAATCAGGTGGCGGACGCGCTACCGGAAGCGGTATTACGTCGCTCGCTGGGATTACCAGCGGAAAAAATCTGCTCGGTGTACCGCGAAAGCGACATCGTACCGGGAGAGCAGACCGCCACCAGCATACTGAAACAGCGCACAAAAAATCTTGCGCCGCTGCCTCACGCCCACCAGCAACAGAACCCACCACAGGAAAAGACGGTGGTCAGCATTGCCGTTGATCCTGAGTCTCCGGAATCTTTCATGAAACGACCTAAACGTCGCCGCTGGGTAAATGAGAAATACACACGCTGGGTAAAGACACAGCCGTGTTCGTGTTGTGGTAAGCCAGCGGACGATCCTCATCATCTGATTGGTCATGGTCAGGGCGGAATGGGAACAAAATCCCACGATATTTTCACGCTACCGCTGTGTCGGGAGCATCACAACGAGCTTCATGCGGATCCGCTGGCGTTCGAAGAAAAGCATGGTTCCCAGGTTGATTTAATTTTTCGTTTTCTTGATCACGCCTTTGCAACCGGCGTGCTCGGGTAAAAGAGGTGACTGATGCTCATAGATTTGGTTTTACCTTACCCGCCGACGGTGAACACCTACTGGCGACGTCGTGGCAGCACATATTTTGTATCAAAAGCCGGTGAGCGTTATCGCCGGGCTGTGGCGCTTATTGTTCGCCAGCAGCGGCTGAAATTAAGCCTGTCCGGAAGGCTGGCGATAAAGGTGATTGCAGAGCCACCGGATAAGCGTCGTCGCGACCTGGACAACATTCTGAAAGCACCGCTGGATGCGCTGACGCATGCGGGAGTGCTCATTGATGACGAGCAGTTTGATGAAATCAATATTGTACGTGGTCAGCCAGTATCTGGTGGACGGCTGGGTGTGAAGATTTACAAAATTGAGAGTGAGTGAGCGTAAATATGATATATCCGGAAATTACAGGCAAAAGCGGCGAACATTTACGCCTGAACACGCTGGAAGCAGTCTGGATCCAGGGGAAATTACGGATGTGGGGGCGGTGGTCGTATATCGGTGGGGGTAAATCCGGAAATATGTTTAACCGGTTACTGGTTTCGAAAAAGCTGACGAAAACAGCAGTTAATGAGGTTTTACGCAGAATGAAGAAATCCGGGCTGGAAAAACCGGAACTTGAGGCATTTTTTCGGGATATGACAAGAGGAAAGCAGAAGAGCTGGTTGTCACATTGTACAGACACAGAGGCGTTGATTATTGATCGCGTTATCAGTGAGGTGCTTGGGGAATATCCCGGGCTAATCAATGTTCTCCGGCAAAGGTACGAAGGACGGGGAATGAGCAAACTGAAAATGGCCGAAAGGTTAAATGCAGATCATCCTGATTGGTCGTTGGTTACGTGCAGACGCCGAATTGATCAATGGTTGGGGGTATCTGAATTTATGTTATATGCCCCCATGCGCATGGCTTTTGTTACAGAGAAAAATGTTGCAAACTGATCAATAAACTGCTTCAATCCGTATAAGCTTCGCAAAGCTGTATCGCGAGGCGAAACGCAAGTTTTTTTCGCACAAGGAAGCCACCGGAAGGTGGTTTTTTTGTGTCCGCGATATACAGTAGCGCAATAAATTCGCTGGTGGTTATTAATACCGTTCTTTCAGCTTGCTGGCTTTTTCGACAAGAGTTATTGGTGTGTCACGTTAACCGGAAAAGGGAAAAAGACATGCTAAAACAGCAGGATATGACAGAAACCGCCAGAGTGGTGTTTAATGAATTAAGCGTTACCGAACCGGCGACAGTCGGGGAGATAGCGCAGAATACTTACCTTTCACGCGAACGCTGCCAGTTAATACTGACCCAGCTGGTTATGGCGGGTCTGGCAGACTATCAGTTCGGTTGTTACAGACGCCTTCCGCAGTGAAGGCTTTTTTATTTGTGGTAAATGGGCGGCTGGTGGGTGTTAGGGGCACCCACCAGCCATCTGCTCATGCGTTGGGTTCACAAGCAAACCTCAGGCCCACTGCTTTGCGCAAAAGCAGAATGAGCCTATCAGAGACAGGCTTAATGATCCATGCTTAATACTGTAAAAATATCCAGTTGTGAGTTAATCAACGCCGACTGCCTGGAATTTATCCGGTCGTTACCCGAAAATTCTGTTGACCTGATAGTCACGGACCCGCCGTACTTTAAAGTGAAGCCTGAGGGCTGGGATAACCAGTGGAAGGGCGACGATGATTACCTGAAGTGGCTGGACCAGTGTCTGGCGCAGTTCTGGCGGGTGCTGAAACCTGCCGGAAGTCTTTACCTGTTCTGTGGTCATCGCCTGGCATCTGATATCGAAATCATGATGCGTGAACGCTTCAGTGTGCTGAACCATATTATCTGGGCGAAGCCGTCCGGACGCTGGAACGGATGCAACAAGGAAAGCCTGCGGGCGTATTTCCCCGCCACAGAGCGCATTCTGTTCGCGGAACATTATCAGGGGCCGTATCGTCCGAAAGATGCCGGGTATGAGGCGAAGGGCAGGGCACTGAAACAGCATGTGATGGCCCCGCTGATTGCTTACTTTCGTGATGCGCGCGCTGCCCCGGGGATAACGGCAAAACAGATTGCAGATGCCACAGGAAAGAAAAACATGGTGTCGCACTGGTTCAGTGCCAGTCAGTGGCAGTTGCCGAACGAAAGCGATTATCTGAAATTACAGGCACTGTTTGCCAGGGTGGCAGAAGAGAAGCATCAGCGGGGGGAACTGGAAAAGCCCCACCACCAGCTGGTGGATACGTATACTTCACTGAACCGACAGTATGCGGAGCTGCAGAGTGAATATAAACATCTGCGGCGGTATTTTGGTGTGACGGCGCAGGTGCCGTACACGGATGTGTGGACACATAAACCGGTGCAGTTCTATCCCGGGAAACATCCGTGCGAAAAACCGGCAGAAATGCTGCAGCAGATAATCAGCGCAAGTAGTCGTCCTGGTGATCTGGTTGCGGATTTTTTCATGGGGTCGGGTTCAACGGTAAAAGCGGCGATGGCACTGGGGCGTCGTGCGATTGGTGTTGAGCTGGAGACCGGACGTTTTGAGCAGACAGTCAGGGAAGTTCAGGATTTAATCGTTTGAAACGGATGAGATTGCAGAATTAATTACGCACCATTATTATTCTGCTCCCGGCCCTTTAGCTCAGTGGTGAGAGCGAGCGACTCATAATCGCCAGGTCGCTGGTTCAAATCCAGCAAGGGCCACCATCACAAACCGCCATTAGCTTATCAGGAAGAGCAGACGACACGATAACAGGGTTGTTGGTGCGGGGGGCTGGTCCCCGATGGCGGTCCATTATCGGTATTCAGCGTTGTTAGCTCAGCCGGACAGAGCAATTGCCTTCTAAGCAATCGGTCACTGGTTCGAATCCAGTACAACGCGCCATATTCATTCTTCCAGATTCCTTCCGGCAGAGCCTTATACTGGAATATACCTGGCTCAGGATATTGTTGAAAATATTATATGTTTGTCAAAAATAAAAGTTCTGTTAAGTATTGATTGAGTGTTTGTTATACGGTCTAATGGTTTTTTCAGTATTAAATATTTATCATTCATATGGTGTGGGTAGAGTGAATATTGATGGGGCGTCGGGGTGTTTCATCCTTAGGCAGCGTATTGATATAGTCAATGCAGCACGAGCAAAGGCCTTCAGCCGTTTTACAGTTTTGTTCTGTACTCCTGATCGTCTTTCGGGAAGAGACGTTATTATTCTGAATAGTGATGCTATACAGAGGGTTTGCGATGAGTTCATGGTTGCTAATTCAGAATTATTTGCTCTTGTTCAGGAGTACAACAGAATAGCCAGGACCTGTGGTATGGATGAACTTCGGATTACTCATCTGGGGTAGATACATATCTGGATTATCACCTGTTACGGTAAAAAGTGATAGCTTACTGTTTTTGTGAATGGCATTGCAGCAGCCGGATAATGTCAGTGCTGGCTGACGGTGTGCTGGTGGCGGGTGTGGTGGTTGTTGCTTTCCCGTTGCTGAAAAAGAAAACGCCAGACTGTTAGCCGGGTATCAGTTAGCGGGAGAAATTTTTAAATACTTCACAATTCAGGCGGTTGACTGTTGTCTGGTTTGCGGGGAGTTTGTTAAAAGAAACTGGCATGGTGAATCCCCCTGTGCGGAGGGGCAATCAGCGAGTAGGTATATGGGATAATCGCGGATTCAGGTGCTGGTACTGAATTCACCGGGAGACACCCGGCACCATGCAATGGCACATAGCGCCACTCTCCAGCCCCTCTCCGGAGGGGCTGTTTATATTGATTTTGTCAGATGTGAGTAAACTCCTTATGGACTTTGTTGTTTTAGCCCATAAGGACATATTTGCAGAGTGCAACGGTTATTAAAGCATTCATTCAATACGTTATCTGTATTTGTAGGGCATTCCTGGCTGTTTTTGATTAAATTCCAGAATGTTTTATTGAATGGTACTACGTTGTAAATGGTTACAGGTAGCACTTTGTTATTGAGCATGATACCTGTGTGAGTCAGTGTAAATATACTTTCAGGAGGTAAGAAAGCATCCGATTGATACCAGATTATTAATTTTATTTTACTCCATATGACTGAAAAAGATATTCCGCATGATGGCTGGATAACTGTATCAATCACAATCCACTTCATTTAGTTTCCTTGTTTATGCCTTGCTGGTGATGTTCTGAAAAGTATACATGATATTTTTGATTGTAAACCATAGAGCAGAATTATTTTTCTGATGTTGTTTATTGTTTATTTAAATGCAGGGTGGTTTATATCTCGTCTTGTAGTTTATCCATGCATATCTGCTTGATGATGAGGTTTTTATTTAAGGTATGGTTTTGTGTTTTTTCTGTATTACATGTCAGGTATTTTAAAGAATCATTTTTCAGATGGTGGAAAGAACCATGGCATTTAAACACTATGATGTTGTCAGGGCGGCGTCGCCGTCAGATCTTGCGGAAAAGCTGACACATAAACTGAAAGAGGGCTGGCAGCCGTTTGGTAGTCCGGTGGCCATAACCCCTTATACCCTGATGCAGGCGATTGCAGCAGAAGGTGATGTGGTCGTCAGTGGTGCAACTGAGCCGGAGTGGTACTACGTCATCGTACTGGCCGGGCAGTCCAATGCCATGGCTTACGGTGAAGGGCTTCCGCTTCCGGATTCATACGATGCGCCCCATCCGCGCATTAAGCAACTGGCCCGTCGTAACACAGTGACTCCCGGTGGTGAAGTATGCGTATTTAACGACATCATTCCTGCTGACCATTGTCTGCATGATGTTCAGGATATGAGTACGATTAACCATCCCCGGGCTGACCTGAGCAAAGGGCAGTACGGCTGTGTCGGACAGGGCTTACATATTGCCAAAAAACTGCTTCCGTATATCCCTAATAATGCGGGGATCCTGCTGGTACCATGCTGTCGTGGTGGTTCGGCATTCACCCAGGGCACGGAGGGGACATTCAGCGAGTCCACGGGGGCCAGTCAGGATTCGGCTCGCTGGGGAGTGGGTAAGCCGTTATATCAGGATCTGCTTTTCCGCACGAAGGCAGCATTGCAGAAAAACCCGAAAAACGTTTTGCTGGCGATATGCTGGATGCAGGGGGAATTCGATATGACGAATGCCAGTTACGCCCAGCAGCCAGCAGCATTTCTTGCAATGGTACAGCAGTTCCGTGCTGACCTTGCCGGGCTGGCGGCGCAGTGTCACGGTGGAAGTCCGGCATCAGTCCCCTGGATTTGTGGCGACACGACATACGCGTGGAAACAAGAACACGGTACGCAATATGAAGTGGTATATGGTGCATATAAAGGTAAAGAATCCCAGCAGATTTATTTTGTTCCCTTTATGACCGATGGTAGCGGAGTTAATACACCGACAAACAACCCGTCAGAAGATCCTGATATTGTCGGGTCTGGTTATTACGGTTCGGCATCCCGAACGAACAAAAACTGGGTATCATCAAATCGCCCGACGCATTTCAGCTCATGGGCGCGTCGTGGCATTATTCCCGATCGTATGGCAACCGCTATTCTGAACGCAGCCGGGCGCACCTCAGCCTTCATCAGTGGTAAGGCACCGGAAATCAAACCCTCGCCCGGCGGCGACACGCCATCGGGTCCGTCTGCAGATACGTCCGTTCGCACAATCTCCCTGCTGCCGACAGCCGGAGAGGCTGCTGCGCAGGGCTGGACCATTAAGGACGGCGGAATTCAGTTGTCGGGTGGTGTATTTAAGATCGCCAAGCAGAGCAATAAAACCTGGTCCCTGACGCGCCCGGTGGATGACGCAGTCTCCCTGCTGACACGGGGTGGCAGACTGAGCTGTAAGTTTCGACTGTCAGGCGCACTGACCAACAATCAGTTCGGTCTGGGAATTTATCTGTATACCGATGTAGCGTTACCTGACGTCGTGGCGATGACGGGTACCGGTAACCCGTTCCTGATGTCGTTCTTCACCCAGACCACAGACGGCAAACTGAATCTGATGCATCACAAGAAAGCAGGAAACACAAAGTTGGGCGAGTTCGGGAATTACAGTAACGACTGGCAGACGCTGGAGCTGGTGTTCACCGCCGGCAGTGCCACGGTTACTCCGAAACTGAATGGAGTGGCTGGCCCGGCATTCCAGGTCATAAAAGACAGTCTGACACTGGGGCTGAATGCGCTGACGCTGACGGATATTACCAAAAATGCAGCGTATGGCGTTGAGATAGAAAGTCTGGTGCTGGAGATAAATGCACCGGCATCATCATAAAAAGTGAGCCAGTCAAATGGAAGGTATCGTTAAACTCACCGGTAGTGTCAGTGGGTCGTCTGAGATGCCTGCATGAGTTATCAGAGCCATCAGTACTTAACTGGTGGCTTTTTTTATTGTTGTCAGCTTCCGGATAACGGGAGACGGGGTATGTACCAGATGGAAAAAATCACAACAGGTGTGTCATACACCACGTCAGCGGTGGGAACGGGCTACTGGTTCCTGCAGTTGCTGGACAGGGTTTCCCCGTCTCAGTGGGCGGCAATAGGCGTGCTGGGAAGTCTGCTGTTTGGGCTGCTGACATATCTGACTAACCTGTATTTCAAAATCAGAGAGGACCGGCGTAAGGCCGCCCGGGGAGAGTGAATAATGAACCATGAAGAAATGAATCAGCGCTTCAGTCGCCTGGAAAATGAAATTGCTGAACTGAATAAAAAACTGTCGACGCTGATGCCTTCTGAAGATGAAAAAAAACGCCGCGATGAGCAGTTTGCTGCGTTTGACGATTATTGTCGGAAAGTGATGAGCAAAAATCTCGCAGAGTGTTTCAGTATTCATAATGATAATTTCAGTGAGCTGGAATGGGAGTGTAACCGGCCATCCTTTGTTGTATCCGGTGATGCCGGGAAAATAACCATCTCAGAAAATGGGAAAGTAACACCTCCATCGCACCAGCACAGTGAGGAGCTCATTGAATTTGCCATTGATTAC